CGTGGTGCGCTGATTGATCACCTCTTGCGATGCCATCGTAAATTCGCCGCGCCCAAGATCGCCCAAGGTGGTAAGCGGGCCGATCTCGGTCCAAACTTGCCCCGTGAAATCAGCAGCGGTCACTTTCGTCTTGTACGCGACACGCGAGCCGATAAACAACTTGCTCCCCGCGATTACCTGTAGTCCTGCCATGGTTAGTCTCCATCATATAGGCCACGCGGGCCGGATTATGTTACGTTATCACACCCACGTTCGCCATGGAATAGTTACTGGCACGCGCCACCATCCGCCATCACGATAGCCGTCTGTAGGATAGGCTGTTACGCCGGATGACGACATAAGCCGCAGGGTCAGGCCATTCCGATAGATGCAGCCTTGAAACTGATCCACGATCTTGCCCGCCACATCTTCATAGACGGCGGCGTCTTGGCCTAGAGGCATCACGGCGGACACCATGAGCATTCCGGTGCGGTCGCTGATGTTCTGATTGATCACGCGGCGGACAGGCTGGGCAGTGACCTTTCCGACCGCCAAGAATGGCTTGCCAGATACAGGCGAATAATCCGACCCCGGCCATGCGATAGGCCAGACAGGCCAAAGCGCGGACGTGATTGACAAGGCGTCTACCCGCGTTTTCAGTGTCAGCCATATATCTAGGTTGATGGATGCCATTATCGCATCACCATAGCTTGAATTTCCTCAGCCGCCAAGGCTACCATGACGGGCCATTGGGTTGCTGCGTAAGCGACAAAATTCGCGCCTTCGACATTGTAATTCCTGCCTAGACTGTCTTGCCCAACGAAACCGCCGTCCACGCGGCGGGCGTAAATTGCCTGATAGCCAAGCATGATCACATCGCCCAAAGACGCCATCGCAATAGCCGCGCCTGCATCACCAGCCGGGGGAGTTTCCGCCGCAGAGGTCATGACGATGGAATTGAGCGCCCCAGTCAGCGACCGCGCCATGTTTCCCGTCACCCACGGCACGCGCCCGCCGTTCTGCCGCCCATAGGTCAATTCATCGGCAAGCAGTTCCACGGCGCGCTTGAATACCGCAAGCATCCGGGCCTCAGATTGCCGGGTCCATTCGGTGACGTAGGCTGAGAAGCTAAGGGCCATCTTTGGGCGGCTCCGGTTTCACGATATGTTTGACCGCCTGCACCGTGACGGATGCCAGCCGCGCCACATCTGCGGCGATCATGGCATTTAGCCAATCAAGGCGCATCTGTGAGCATGTTTCGCAACTCATAGCGCGCGCAGCCTGTCAGAAATGCCGTCCATCAACTCAGTGATGATGCCCGCAGGCTCGATCAAGCCTTTCTCGATCTCATCCCGGCCAATGTTGGAAACATCAATTGCCATATCGTCGCCGTTGCCCAGCGTATAGCCAATCGCCTTTAGCAGATCGGCCTTTTCCGCGTTGGATAGCGAATACCAATATTCAGCCTGTTTTGTCATCGCAAAACTCCCATCGCGCGGGTCATATCGAAACCTGCCATCAATCATCGCAAAGCCGCCAAATCAGGTAAGAGCCTAAATGTCGTGTCGCATGTGCAACGCGCAGTCTCTGAGATCGGCGCGTTCTCATCATGAGCATACCGCAGCAATGATCCATTGTTAAACACAAATGGCGTATCCAGCCCTCGCACCGTCTTGTTGTTCATCGCCACATGATGCGGGCGCGGATCGGTGCCGCCGCTGCCGTGCTGCCATCGCTTTTCTACATCTGCATCAGAGCGGCCCAGCTTTTCCAAAACTTGACCCCATTCCTCGCGCCGCCCCGCCATAACCGCCTGCGAAGTCTCAAGCTGCGCAATCGTATCGGCCCGCGATTTCAACAGCGCATTGCGGAACTGATCAACGCTCATGCGCTGCCCCTGCGCAGACACCGCCGTTCCCGCGCGATACGCCGCCAAGATGCGTTTTTCGGTGGCCTTGTTGACCTTGTATCGCAGCCCAAGCGTGCCGTCCTGATGCACGATCACCAGCGACTTGACGCCATCTGCGGTTTTCATGCCCTGTTGCACCATATCAAGCCGATATGCGCGCCCGGTGTCCAGACCCACGATACCGCCAGTCCTGCGCCCGCCGACAACCCGACCTGCCACATCGGTTGCAATGTCACGCGGCCCACGTCCCGCCGTATAGCCGCGCTGGATAGCCTCTCTGACGGCCTGCTTGCTATCCTCGGTGATCTCGGCAACCATCCGGCTAGATGCGGTTGCCAGATAGGCCTCTGCGCGCGGATTGGTCATATCAAACCTGATGCCCGCCGAAGCCGGAACCCCCGATATGCCCAAGGTGGCAACCGTCTCAGTTGCCCCCGCGATGTAAGCCGCATCTGCCGCCTGCCACAGCGCCAAGAACGCGCCCTGATCAATCCTGATAGCCGATACAGCCGCGTCGATATTGCCCGCCGCAATCGCTTGGTTAAGCCCCTGCCAGTCAAGGTTGCCATGCACATCCGCAATTGCGGAAAGAAACGCCCGTTGAAGCGTCGGCTCCAAACGGGCGATGAGTTGGCGAAATCGGCTGGTTTGTGTGCGGGTGGGGCGGCGCATTAGCGATTTGCCCACACGGTCCAATAGATCGCCACATCCAACGACCCAAGCCGTTCTACATGCACAACCGTCCCCACATCCACGCCCACGACCCGCACCAAGTCCCCCGGCTCGGGGTCAAACCCAACGGGCGGCGTGATCATGTATGCAAGGTCAGTCGTGATCACCGTCTCGCCAGTGCGATATTCGGCTTTCGGCATCCCGATATGATCAACCGTCGCCACCAGCCGCACTGGCGCAACGGGCGTCTCAGGATGCGCGGGATCAATGCCCCCCGGAGTGGTGCGGATAATTTGAATTGCGCCCTGACCCAACCCACCTGCACTGTCGGGTTGCAGCAAGTCCTGCACCATCGCGGCCATCTCGTCATAGAACATGGGCTTAACTCCCGATTGACCAGATGCCCAATGCGCCAGAGCCATCCCAGCACAGCCACGGCGTCACAAGCCCATCAATCATCGGATCAACGCGGAAACCCGGCGCGGCGTTACCAACAGCAGCGCCCTTGCCAGCCTCGAAAAACTCACGTTCAACCTCGCCAGCCTTTTCGCGCTTGGTGATGCGGGAAGGATCAGTGCCGCCAGTCGCCCATCCCGGCGTGACAGCTTGCAGATATGCGGCGCGATAGCTGGCCTGTATCCACTGCGGCGGGATCAGGTCAGATGGCACGGCGGCGTTGTAGACAGATGCCCCCGTTCTCGGCCAAGCGCGTTCCTGCGTAAATCCCCCCGTGCGAGTGCTGCACCACAGCTTCCACTCATAGGCAGCATCCACATATCCAGATCCAACTTGCCGCAGCACAGCGACAGACGGCGCGCCAACAGGCAAGGTCAGTCCGTTCTCGGCGAGATATGTCGCAAACCCTGCATCGTCGCCATAACCAGCCATTATTCGTCAGCCGAACCAATGGCGTCTTTGTTGCCGCGCTTTGGGTTGGTCACTACCTTAGCATCGTCGGATGGCTTTTCCTCGATGACCTCATAACGGCCAGCCCAACCCTTAGGCTCTTCTTTCAGATCGTATTCAGTGCCAATCGGCACTTCAACGCCGCCGAGGCCATAAATGCCGCCCGCCGTGATCCTGATTTTCATGGTGATTTCCCTTGGTTCGAGCCACTCATAAAGCAGGCCAGTTTCCCGGCCTGCCAAAGAATAGCTTAGGTGTTGGTGGAGTAAAACACGCCCGAACGGTTGTTGAAGTCAGCGCGGATTTCCAAGCCCATCGCGCCCATCACCAAGAACTGATAGTTGTCGGTCGGGTTCATTCGCGCGCCTGCCGTGGTGTTGACAGCCATCGCCACCAGTGGCCGGATGTATTCCGCGCTCGGCACAAAGCCAAAGAACTCGTTGCCGGTCAACTCGAACGTCTGCACGATCTTGTTGATACGGCGATTGCTTTCCAGCGCCTCACGCAACGACCCGATCTTGAAGCCTGACGACCCCGAGTAAGGGCGGTCAAAGTTGCGCATGATCTCCGGCGAAACATAGATGTTCACCTTCTGATTGACCAAGTTCGCATCCAGCATTGCCCCGAAAGCGCCGTTGAAGAACGCCTCGATTGCATCGCTGGTGGTAGCGGGCAGATCCAGACGGATGTTGTTGCCCGATGCGCCGATGTTGATGGTCTTGGAAAGCGGGTTCGTGCGGATGCCGTATGCCTGATAGCCCTGCACCACAATCGACGCATCGCCGTTCAAGGAAAACAGCGCCATGTCGCGCTTGATCTTGGCCGTGGTGGCCTCCTGATCATCTGCCAGTGCATCAAAGTTCGCGTTTTGCAGGGTGCGCCATTCGCGCCATTCGCGCTTGTAGCCATCCGCAAAGATCGGAACAGGGGTGCCGCGATAGGCGTAGGTCACTTTGTCCAGCGCGACAGGAACCTGCCCCGACATAGACCGCATGACTGGAGCGCCAACATCCGATGAAACGCGGTTCAGCGAAACCAGAACGCCAATGTCAACGGCTTTCGCCAGTGGCATCAGGTCATTCATGTAGGCCGAGCCTTCATCCGTCCGCATGACGCGGCGGGTGATGCCATCCAGTTCAAGCCACGCATCACGCGGCAGGACTGCGGATGCGTTCTGCACGGCGGCAAAGGCTTCCTCGGTTTGGTGGAACCATTCGCGCTTGAGCGAAACCTCGTTCCACATCGCAGCGTGGGGGCGAGAGTTGGCGACAAGCTGATCGTCAAAGTAACGCATGTGCTTCGCTCCTTAAGCTTTGAGGTAGCCGTTGACTGCGCGAACACGCACCAACTGATCTACGCCCGATGTGTTGTTGTAGGCTTCTTCCGCCTGGAAGATCACCTTGTTCGTGGTCAGCGCCAAGATGAAGCGCCCGGTGGCATTGGTGGTCAACTCCGAGCCTTTCAGCACGTTGACGCCGGTAGGAACCAGAACGTTGTAGAACTTGTCGTCAAGGATTTCCAAGCCGATGATGCGATCACCAGCTGGCCAAGCCACATCCACATCCTTCATCGCTAGGTAATTATCCTGCACGACGAAAACTTTGGCGATAGCGGAAAGGCCAGCCTGCACGAATGCAGCGCCAGACCACACCACTGCTGTTCCCGGCATGATGGCAGCGGCGGCAATGGCTTCCTGAACCTGCGGCGGGTTCTGAGTGAACGGGCCAGCCGCGATAACGTTATAGCGTGCCATGGGTTACTTCCCCTCTGCTTTGGGCAACTTGAACGCAGGGGCGTCCGTGTTGGCGGTGAATGCGCCGTTCAAGGCCATAGCCTTGCCGGGGGTAGCCTTGGTTGCCAGAGCGCGCGCGGCGTTCAAGGTCAACTCGCCCGCCGTGGCCTCATCAAGCAGATTTGCCTTGACGAT